ATGTATTGTTCATTAGGGTTGTAAACAATGTTGCAAGTGCTATAAATCCTTGCGGTATAGGGGACTGTTTGCCCATTTACTGTTTGGGTTTGGTCGCTAGTCGCAACGCATTGCCAATGGGCGTTGAACACGCAATCGGGTTGTGGTGTTGTTGGATATGCGTCTAGCGCAGAGATTGTCCATGTGTAAGTGTTTGCCATTATTAAACTCCTAATTTGGCTTCAAGAGCCGTTACTTTTGCTGATAATTCTTGAATGGCGGCAGTCAATGTTGCCACTAGAAATGATGTATCAATACCTTGGTATTTAGGATTACCTTCTGCGTCTACTGCGTCTTTTTCACCAGTAACGCACTCAGGAACAATTGCTTGCAATTCATGGGCGATAAAACCTTGACTATCAGAGCCATCAGCATTCCATTTAAAAGTTACAGGTTTTAGTTGGGAAACTTTAGCTAAAGCACCTGTCATTGGTGCAATGGTGTTTTTTAAGCGGTAGTCTGATGATGTTGAATAAGAAGTTGCACCGCCAGATACACTTATATAACCAGCCAATGTGCTAGTGCTTGTATACCAAATTCCAACATAATAAGTTGAAGCTGTGCTTTGTGTGCTAATACAAGTTGTACCGCCTGATGTTGGATACAAACTTATTCGACCAGTGCCTTGATTATTTGTAGTCCCCACCAGCAAGTTACCACTATTATCTAGTGTCATTAATTGTGTTGGCGTGTATGCGGTGTTGGCAGTTAGTCCTGTATTTCCGTAAAAAGATGTGGCTCCATTACCAACAACTATAAAAGAAGCAGATGTTGTATTTAGTGCTTTTGCCCATCCACCAGAAGCTGTATTGTTAATAACTGCCGCACCGCCACTTATATAAATTTGGTTTGCTGTATTTGGTATGCCAATATAACCAGATGCGTAACCAGAGTTATATACTCCAGCGCTCCACATTGATAAAGCCAATCCTTGTTGCCATGCGGAAGTTCCCTCAATAAGAACTTGCTCACCGTTTGTAACTGCTGAATAAACTGTTGTATTAACAGATAATTTTGAACCCGGCGAACTTGTACCTATACCTAGATAGCCTGCGCTTGTAAAACGACCCGCTTCAGCACCATTGGATTTAAATATGATTGGATTGGTGCTAACACCTTCAATCTTTAACCCAGCACTATCGGTATATACATATCCTGTTGAAGTTCCATTTACCCTGAAATCAATTAAACCGCCTGTTGCGTTATTGATTGAAAAAACTTTATAACCACCAACTGATGATGGGGATGTTCCTAAACTTAAATTTGTACCATCAAATTGCAATACAGACCCAGTAGCCAAAGCACTTGTAGATGACGCATACACCACACCATTGGCTGTGAATGATGTGAGTCCTGTGCCTCCATTAGTCGTTGCTAGTGTGCCAGATAAAGTGACTGCGCCTGTTGTTGCGGTGCTTGGAGTGAATCCTGTCGTTCCTGCGCTGAATGAGGATACGTTGACTGTTGAGCTGACCTTTACATAATCCGTAGCTGTGACTGAATCATAATAAACAATCGCTGTTTCATTTGGCGCAATACTAACCCCAGTACCGCCTGACTTCTTGATGACAATCGCAAACCCGCCCGTGGTATTGTTAATAACTACAAATGTTCTACTTGACGCTGGAGCGATGATGTTTCTAATTGCCCCTCTAGCGCCTGTGCAATTTAATGTACTATACTGAGCAACTGTTGAGTTGGTCGCTGTGGATGTAAAGCTCGATGAGTTGTTTCCGTTACTGACCGAGAGCGTGATGTCTGAGTCCTGCGTGATATTGTTTGTACCCGCAACCGACATGTCCACAAGGATTGTTAAGCCGTTGTTTACATCATCGCCCCAAACACCAGACTCTGTGCCAGTAGTGGGTAGAGCTAAACCTAGTAGTGATGTGTTAGTAACTGTCATGTTTTATCCTGTTGAAATCACTGTCCAATTCGGCGTTTGATTGTCGTCAATTGTAGACCAGCCTGGGGTCTGTGCGTCCCCAATATTCTGCCACGAAGGGTTCTGGCTGTCATCAATTAAACTCCAATACACCGCAAACATATTGCCCACTTGACCCGTTGCGTTCACCCCTGTCAACTGAGCCGTCCTTGCTCCCATCGTCACGGAACCCACCAAGCCACTCGCCCCAACACCTGTCAAAGCTATCGTGATGTTTGGCCCAACTGAACCGACATTACCATTTGCCGTTACAGCTCCAAGAGGGACTGATACAGCTCCTATGGCTCCAGTGGCATTATTGCCAGACAAAGCCTGACTTGGGTTTGCCGTAACCGATCCAACCGCACCAGAAGCACCAACACCCGAGATGGCTATGGTCAAATTGGCCGTTACTGAACCGGGAGCCCCAATTGCTACATTACCAACATCCCCATCGGTATTGTTAGCCACCACCGTACCAACTGCACCAGCACCCTGAACCCCAGAAATGCTGACCGATTTAGCGCCAGTAACTGTGCCCGTGAACCCACTTGCCAGAACACCAGACAAAGCTGCTGTGTTGCTGACCAATACCGACCCTACACTACCACTTGCTCCTACACCAGATAGGGCAATTGTGATATTGACTGTTTGAGAACCTACTGCCCCAGTTGCCCCAACACCTGTCAAACTGACCGTGATATTGGACGAAACCGTTCCTGTGTTACCTGCGGCATTAACGCCACTTAAACTCTCAGTATCCGCCTCAGTAACCGATCCTACATTACCAGAAGCACCAACCCCTGATAGAGCAACTGTGATATTTGGGGATGCAGTACCTACCGCACCAGAAGCAGCGTCACCTGTTAGTGGTAAACCACCATAACCCCAAGTGCCGTTACCCCAAGGGCCACTGCCCCACCCAAATGACATACGTCACCTATTAGGTCGTAGACAAACGCAATAAAGCAGTTGTCGTTGTATTGCTAGGCATTGTCAATGTAAATGTACCAGCCGTGATGGTTTGTGATCCAAATGTGTGAACTGAAACTGCTTTATTTGATTGTGAAGAGTTATAGATCAACACAGTATCAAATGCAGTTGTCAGCGTTACAGTGGAGTAAACCAAATTGGCTGAAGGTGTCCAATACCCTACACCAGCCGTTGATGAGCTGTTTGTTGATGTAGGATTGGTTGCGTTAGTAACTGTAATACCACCCGCCGTATAACCTGTTCCAGATACTTCATTGGTTGCTGAGTATGCTGTTGTGGCCGCATTGATCGTAGCAGTCGTAACATACAAAGCCGCCTTAAATGTATCGGCAGTATTGGCTGTGTGGGCGGGATTGGCAGAACTAAAGTTGTGCGTAGCGCTCAACAGTTCGCCTAAGAAAGAAGTACACATTGCTTGCTGATTCGCCATTTTGGTTCCTTTAGCCTAAAGAGGCAGCAAATAAATCCATGAAGGGTGATTTTTTCAAAGTTACATGAGCCGAGCGGTGTACCAATTCATCATTTAAATAGTACTCAACCCAAGTCGTGTATTCGTTTTCATCGTCAACAGTGCCCTCTTTCTTTTCAAGAAGAGAGTCATCCATGTCGCCTTTGGTGGTTGTGATAATCATGCGATCCTCATTATTGCATTAGTGCTGTTTATGGCAGGCATTGTGACTGTGAACGAGTTAGCACAAGTTTTATCTGCGCCAAAATCCAATAGAAAAACTGAAGCATTATTTTGACTTGAATTGTAAATCAAAGCACCACGAGCTGTAAACGCCGCTGGGCTCCACACTACATTTGCAAAAGACCAATAGGCCACTGTGCCGCCTGTAGAACCAGACGTTGGAGCTTGTGTAATTGTTAGTTGTTGTCCGCCCTGCGTGTATCCCGTCCCAACTACCTCCCCAACAAGTTGGGTGGAATACACAGTAGTGGCCGCATTCAACGTGGCCGCTGACGTAAATAGTGCAATATAAAACGTGTTGGGGCTGGTGGGCCCAAAGTTGTGTAAACCTTGAGCCAACTGCACTTTGAAGCTAGTGGTAGCCGTTTGAACTATGCTCATGTAACCGCCTGCCTAAATTGAGGCGTTCTATAACTGTCTTGACGCTCCATGCCATCACCAAGACGTTTAGCAAGAGCCAATGCCTCAATGTACTTTTGATTGTAAAGCGCCATCATGTCTTGCTCACCCTTCATGAAGGTATAAGCCTCGACAAGAGATCCATACAAAAGCACGGTATCAAAGTTGTCCCCAAGCCAAGAAGTACCACTTGGGTTGTTAGTGGTATCTGCGATTGAAACTGGGTAATAGTAATAATGCAACTCAGCGGTATAAGCAGTGTCAGGAGTGGGGCCCAGTATGAAAGACAATTCATTGGTGATTGCCCCGCTAACGACTGCTGGCCCAAACAAAGCATAGTACTGCGGTGTTCCGTAGGAGTTTGGAAACCCATAGGCTTCACGAATGAAGTTGACGTCTTTGTTGAGTAAATACTGAAACTGGCCTTGGAACGTCACTGTTCCTGATACTGCGCCAGTGTTGATTGCAGATAATGCTATTGTGGTTCCTGAAATACTCGTCACATACGCATTAGACGCTATACCTGTTCCTTGCGCCAACTGACCTACAACAATACCTGAATTGCTATTTACAGTGATCGTAAGGGCGCCAGAAGAGCCTGTAGCGGTCGTGGATGCAGTTGTGTAGATAGCCAGCGAGTAAGGCGCCAGGAAGTCCGTAGGAGACGCTAGATATTGGTTGTTGGGGCTTACCGATCCCGTCACGTTTTTACGCAATGATGGGAACTGTACCGAGTTATAAATACGCTGTTCAGCTTGCTCAACAAACGTAGGAATATCCGCTACGAAAGTAGTTTCGTAGTTTTGCGTGTAGTCCTGAATGTTTTGCTTGAGCTGGGCGTAGTTCATGCCATCGGGCCTCTGGCCATTACGCCTTTAGTAGCTGCACCTGTACCACGAATCTTGATGCCATCATCTTTAACGCGGTCATCCATCGTGATAGATACACCCATAAGTGGCACCCAGTTCTTTTTCTTTTGGAACTCTGGCTCAGTAAACGCATCTTTGGGGCCAACAGCTTTGCCTTCCATTGTGTGGGGCTTTGCGTACTCAGACGCAGGACGATTGTTTTTAGCCATTTTGGCAGACTCTTTTTTATCCAAGAATTTAACTTTAAATTCTTTATCTCCGCGTTTTTCGGCAGCCTTTAATGCTGCTACTGCACTTGGATAGTTTTTCATTTAACCACCTCTTTGGTTTCTAGCGCGCGCCATGTTACGGCCTACTGCACGCATATCTTTACCTGTGGGGCCACCCTTTTTCAACTTGGACAAGTTGGTTTTTTTGCCGGGGTGTTCCTGCTTGTCATGCATCGAAAAAGCTTTTTTGATCAGCTTCTTGTCTTGTTTTAGATCGTCGTCTTTCATTTCAAACTCCTACGTTGTAACTATCGTAACTGTACCAATTTGCACCTGTAGAAGCAAATCATTTTGAGTCAAAGGAACATCAAATTGACTGGCACCACCCACAGGGTTCCACCCCCACTGAAATACTCTACTGCCTTCTCCAATACTACCTGTGGACGTTGTGCCAGAAGCGTAATAAGTGGTGTCAGGACGCGGATCACGCACCCCTTGAGGGTCATCAACAGGGTACATGCCCAATTGCAACTGCGGCTGATCTGGGTCCCAACAAGTTGGGCATACCAACAAGTTGTAAACCTTGGTTTTTATGATCTCTTTTCTGAGTTCTGTGAGCTTAAATCTGAATCCGCACCGATCACACTGGGCAATCGAGTTCTTGCCAGAGGAAAATCGGTTACCCATTATGAATAACCCCCACCAATGTACATTCTGCGGGGTACAAACCTCACCGCCGCCTTCTCATGATCCTCTCCAGCAGCCAATTCCCAGGCTTCATCATACTGAGCTTTTAAAACTTGCAGTCTCTCAAGTGCTCCTGGCACTTTTAAAGCCATATAGTAAGATAGACCAGCTACCAAACAAGGCACAAACCTAAAAGGCACGTCTGGGATGTTAGTACCACCGCCGGCATCTTGCATTCTGCGCATTCTCCAGTACACCAGTTGGTATGTATTGGCGCCATCGGGTGTTGGCCATACTGTTACACTGTTCTTTTGACTGAATAAAACAGAAACTCCAGCTGAATGTGTGCTGGAACTTGTTCCACCTTGACCTCTGGTGCAGTTTAAAAGGTAAGCAGGGTTACCATTTGCCGCAGATTGAAGCTCGTTATAACCAATTAACTCGTTATCAAGGGTAATAAACCCTGCATTGGGCAGTCCGGTCAATGAACTGACCGCAATTTGAGTATCTGTAGCTCCAACAGCAGAGTAAACAGTAACTGCTGTGGGCTGAGTATTGGCTGTAAGGCGTTGTATCCACAATTGAATGGGTCTGCCTTGTATCAACTTGTTGGGGATCGTGGCATAAGTGGACACACTGATGCGAGTAATCGTCAAATCAGCTTGATTGCTGGGTTGGTTTTGCTGTGTTCTGATGACGTGCTCGAGCAAATCGACTGTATCATCAGGCAAAACGTATGTTGGCTGGCCCTGGACTAATGTAATGACGTCTTGTTCAAACGTCCACATGTTGATACCGCGGTTTGCCCAATCTGCAAAAAGCAGGTTCAATGACCTTCTAGCAGTTTTGATGTCATATCCAGTGCGGGATTCGCCCCCGCAACGCTCAAAAGCCTCCTCGACTAACTCGGGAAGCTGTAAATTGAACGCTGCTACACCAGATGTTTGAACCATTATTTGGCCGCTCTTATGTTATCTACAAGATTTGGGTGAGGTCTACCCGCCGCTTTTGCAGCTTTCTTTGCGGCAGCCTTTTTAGCGGGGCTTAGTTTCTTGGGTTTTCCTAAACCTTTGGGTCTAGGTTTGTCCCAAACTTCGCCACCCTTTTTGTAGACAGATACATCGTTCGGATTATCCTTGCGATGTATCGTTTTTCTACCAGGCATTTTGGATGGGTTGATATCACCCATTCCGCGACTTGCCATCATTTTTTAGCCATCCCGCCACTGCACATTACGATGTGACCTTTGGTGTGTCCCTTCTCGCAACAACCATCAGCACGCTCGCTTGCACGATGTGCAGAACCACCTTTATTCATGCCACCAGGACGTTTTGCTGCCAACAAAGGGTTGACGGGCATGCGGCCTGCCATAGGCGTTCTGGGGCGCATTGGAGCAGCCGCAGGCGCCATTTGATTCATCATCATTGGATTCATTGGCATGATAATCTCCTTATTTGGATTCTTGGTGCTTATGCATGTGCTCTACGATTTCATGATGCTTGTGATGGCCAGCAGCATGCTCTCCGTAGTGGTGATGATGGTGAACATGTCCACCAGCTTCATGTTCCTTCATGTGATGCACATGGTGTTTGTGCTCATGGGGATGCTCGTGTCCGGCAGGATGAACGTGCTCGTGATGTTCTGGATGATGGTGTTTCATGGTGTTCTCACTTTTTGTGATGGGTTTTGCCGCCGCGTTTCATAGCTGGGCCTTTGACGTTATACAAAGGACCATTACCAATCGTATTGCCTTTCATTTTCTCTTGCAATGCGCGGGTATGGCCACGTTCTTGAACCTTGTGTTCACCGTGGGCTTTGATTCCGCCTTCTTTGACTTTAGCCATCTTGGCAGTAGTCATCCCTTTTTTCTCGTCATCGCCATGCATGCCAGTAGTCATCCCACCAGATGCCATCTTCTTGACGTGACCGCCATGTTTCATCGCCTCTTTCAAGTGATGATGTGCCATGTGCATGTGATGTTCGTGCATTTCGTTCTTCATATCTCCACCTTTTGAAAAATGTTTGCCTTTGTCGGCGTTGCTAAAATCTTGTCCCACCGATTGTGGAACCCCTACCTTCTTTGCAAACGCCTTGTTATGGGCAATTGCTTCCATAAAGTTATGCTGTTTTTTGCTGGTACTTGGCATTATCTCATCCTGCCTTTGGTGTGGCCACGCTTTGCAATACCATCACGATGATTGAACTTTACTGTGATGCTTTTATCGCCGCGTTTTTCAGCCGCCTTGACAGCCGCAGATGCACTTTTGTAATGCGTGATTTTCCCACCACGTTTCTTACCCATTTCTTTGGTTACATTGTCGTAAGCCTCATCGATTTTGGCTTGCTGCAAACGCTCGTCGCGCTCCGCCTTTAGTTGCCGTTCGGTTTCGGGCGTCATATAATTTGGGCTATTGACTTCAGCTATTTGCGCAGCTGTTGGTCCGCCTTGTCCACCGCGGCCAGCTCCTGCTGTGCTGCCGCCTTGAGCATACTTAGTTTTTCCGCCTTTTTTATAGCCTTCGTTTTCGCTTAATTGACCAGTAATTAAGCTATCAGTGTCTACGCCTCTTGCATCAAGCCTATCTTTTGCCATGCCCGGCCCCATAGATCTGATTCTGCTATATGGTGAATCTTTGCCTACAGCCTGTTCTTTTGTGTAGTACAAATGTTTTTTAATATCAGCAACATCAGCATTGGTTTGCCTTTGTTTTTTTGCGCTTTCAATATCATCATCATACGTTGCCATATTACACCATCTTTCCTTTAGTCAATCCTCTGATTGCACAACCATCAGCGCAATGCCAAGCCCGTAGGCTTTTGTTAATACGGCTATCTGGATCATTTGCAGTTTTGGCTGACGTTAATTTCTTTTTCATTCCCGTCATTCTTGCGCAAAAGCTTTTCTTCCTTGATCCGCCCTCGGGTTGGGGAGGCTTTAAATTCATCCCCTCCTTCTTTGCGGATGCCCGACCCTTGGCGTTTAGACCGCCATTCGGATTCTTCCCTTCTTTGCGTTGCCATGCGGGTGACTTAGCCATAACAGATTGTGCAAGAATTTGCATTGGTTAAAGAAGCATAAACACCGTTATAAGCAAGTAAACCCTCGCCGGGCAACAGCACAGGGATTGCTACTACGTTTGCGCCAAAATCAAACTGCCACAAAATGTTACCGGATGCTGCGGATGCATTATCATAAAGAATAATTGTTCCAGCAGTGCCGTTGCTATTGAATGTAATTTGTTTTACTCGGCAACGAGTGGTAACCAACGCAGCAGATGTGTTGGTATGCGCTGACTTAACGTCATATTGCATCATAATTAATCTCCTTTAGATTCAAAGATGGGGGCCGAAGCCCCCAGAAGATCAGTCAAAGTTACCGTAGGGGTAAGTTGTTGAGTTGCCGATGTTCAAGTCAGCCTGTGTATACCTAATGGTAATATTAAACTGTCCTGCGTTAACAGAAGTCAAGCTTGCCACAGTCATCTTTAAAGTAACCACAACTTGTGAGAACCAAGTAGGCTGTTGACCAGGCTGAATGTTTTGAACATCTTGTAGAGTGCCATTTGCATTATCCAACTGAGTCGCTGTGTAAGTAGCATTTGTACGACCGGCTGCTGTAATAGCGGCCATCGTTGCATACACTCCAGTTGACGTTGCAAAGCTGTTGGAAATGTACGCTTGTGTAGATGTAACAGCATTTGTGCCATCGGTAGGTGTTGTACCTTGATCCACAATCACATCAATGATGTTTGAATTGTAAGGAATCAAGAATACTGCGCCGCGATAGTTAGTGCCGCTTGTATCCGCCGTAGGAGCTGAAGCTACTGTTGGGCCACTTGTGCTGTACACGCCAGACTGGGGAGTCCAGATTGTGCCAGTATTGTTGGGAATGTTGTTTGAGCTTACAAACGTACCAGATGCGCCACCATAGTTGGTAGTTCCTGGAGTTGTAACTGAAAAATCTAAAAAAGCATTTTGAACTAATTCAACGGTACCAGCATTACGCTGTGAGCCAAATCGTTGTGTCGCGGCCAGAATTGGGCCTTCAAAGGTACTGCGTCCCATGATATTTCCTTATGCAAAAGAACTCTTGTTAATCGTTGCATCGTCTGCTGGGCCAGTGGCAACAAGAGAAAAAGTCCCAGACAACCTACAATATACACTATACACGCATGGTGTCAACAAGTTTGTTAGACTTTTTTAAATTCTCTTCTTGGGTGATAACACGCAGATTCCAAGGCACATGTAGACCACATACAGACTCTGAGATGAGCGGAATAATATGGTCAACTACATACCTTTGCCCAGCTATTTTACTGAGCTCTTGCGCCTTTAAATACAGATTTCGCATGGCCAGCTTTTGTTCTGGCGTTATCCACTTGGGTGTGGCATTCCTATGTCTGCGCTTGCGTACACTAGTAAGAGCTTTATAGTATTCAGGATTATTTTCTTTGTGTCGTAATTTATATTGGTTTACTTCTTCTTTTGGACGTGCATTTGCCCTGGCTTTTACCATGTTTTTATTGCGCTCATAGTATCTACGTCCAGCTTCTTTTGCTGCCTCCGACTTTGGTTTCTCCTTGCGTTTTTCATTATCAATCTTCCAGTCTTCTTTCATGCACTCTACACACGATCCTTTGGTCTTGCGTAAAGCAATATGCCCACGACTACAGGCAATACCAGTAAAGTAAAACTTTGCTCCCGTTGATTTAGCTTCTGCGCGATTGTCTGGGTATTCCATATACTCCTCCTGTGTTACGATACAGGGAATTATAACACATAAAAAAGGGCCCTTGTGAGGCCCTTCTTAATCAACCTAAGTTGTTGATTTTATTAGTATGATCCGTAAATACCTAGTGGGTCGGACCAACCAAAAGAGTAACGTTCTCTAGATTTGTAGCGAACGTTCCCTGTATCGAAATCTCCATCCATTGAATTCTGGAGAGGTGTACGCTCGAAATGCTTCAAGCCATTTGGCACATCAGTGGTTAGGAACCAAGCATTGGTAGCTGTCAAGAAGTGGTTAACTGTGTAACCCTCTGGAATCGAACCATTGTTCTTCAACGCGTTGATGTCGTTGTTGTTTGTACCAACACGCAATTCTGTGTCGAGCAAACGGGTTGCAACGAACATTAGAGCTGGTGGAACAATCAACTTCTTGGGGCGTGCGGCGATCAAAAGACCACGCTCGTCTGTCCAAGCTGCGATTTGAATGACGGCATTCTCAAGAGAAGTCTCGTTCAAGTCAGCAGGGGTAGACGCAGTGTTGGAGTTTGTGCCACCGTTCACCAAGGGATGAGCAGTATTCAACAAAGATACACCATCACCGCCGACATAAGCGGCGTTGTAAGCATTGTTCAAAACTGCGGCAGCTTTGACTTGCTTGGTGTATGCCATAGCACGGGCCAAACCTTTGGTGTAACGAGCAGACAAGCTGTCGTACAAGTTATCTTCAATCGCCTCTTCAGTGATTGAGAAACCCAAAGCAATGGTTTCGTGGTTATAGCGAGCTGTAAATGCCTCTTGCGCATTGTCGTAGCTGATGGCTGTGCCCTCGGCCTTGACTGGTGCGGCTGAGAAGCCTGACAGTTTTGTCTCTTCTTCAAAGCTACGCTCTGATTTCTCAGTTTCGTAGATCTCTTTGTGCTCTTCGCCGTAACGGGCGTACTCTAGACCGAACAATGCGTTCAAACCAGGGAGCAACTCTTTAAGCAGTTGTGCGCGTGAAATAGCCATTTAAGTGCTCCTTAATTAAACGCCAGCAGTGTTAGTCATACCTTGGAATGATTGATTCCATACGACTAAAACTTCAGGATAACCAACAAAAGAAACTTGTGAACCAGATGCCAAAGTGACAGCGGAATTCACAGTTACCGTAGTTCCACTTACAGTCACTACAGAAATATAGTTACCTTGAGCGGAACCTGTGCCTGTTGAACAAATCAACTGCATTCCGGGCTGGATCGCAGTATTGGCCGCAGTCAATGTCACAGTTGTGCTTGAACCAGAGGTAGAAGCAGTAGCAGAAACAGAGACGGCAGTATCTTGCACCAAGCTAACTACACGGAAAGGCAACAATGTTGCAATGCGTGTGTTACCAGAAGTACCAGAACTAACAACTGCACCAGACACGGCCATAGCTGAATCACCAGTAATGGTGTTACCTGCTGTACCTGTTACGGCATAGAGGTTAGTACCAATAAAGGTGGCGTTAGCATAGCCAACTGTAGAAGCTGTGTTGGACAAGGAAGTACCTTGAGCAACCATCACTGCCTTGAACACAACGCGTGGATCGTCAATAACGTATCCAACGGCATAGTTAGACGATGTGCTTGCGGGCCAGTACTGACCGCGAACGATCTGACTGGATGAGTTTGTGTACTCTGCACCAACAAAAATGCCCAAAGTACCCGCTACTGGAGTAGCAGGCGACGATGCGGCAGACATGGTAGTGGTAACAATAGTACCGCCAGAGAGCTGAACAATGTCGCCATTGAACAACGATGTGCCATAAGCAGTAGCAATGGGATACATGCGAGTTGACCCTGCGTAGGGTAGACCGCCGAACTCACTGACCGCTTTAAACCCGTATGGAGCGGGAATAATGGGATATGCCATTTAAGGACTCCTGAATTAAATTATCTTGCGCCAAATCCAGCACCGCGAGTCGTCGTAGATGTTCTCTCCGAAAACTTGCGCATCCTGGGATCACTGTCTTTCATGAAACTGTTGTCCACTGATTCCATCTGATCTGCTGCTTGCTTGGCATAATAACGCTTGTAGGCCTCGAAGTTTTCTACTGTGTTTTTGCACAAAATCAAACCACCGACTTCTACGTTGCCTTCATTATTCCCATCAAGCATCAACTCAGGATGGTCTGCCGCCTTTACTGGCTCCCAACCGTCACGTCTCATGCGAGACAATCTGGTGTGATCCGCCTTGCCTAGTATGTGCGTCATAATGTAACGATACACATAACCTGGCTCGGGTGTAGGGTCCGGCAATTGGCTCGAAGGTTTGTATTCCACACGAACCTCTTTATCACGGGTTTCAATCTCACGAGTTTTCTTAACATCAACCATTTTGTGCCTCCAATTTCTGTTGTTCAAGGTAATACTTCTTGGGATCAAGATTAAATTTCTTCACTAACGCAGCTTGCGTCGGTGTTAATTGAACCTTTTTCACGCCTGAAGATCGTGACGCTGGAGCAACAACATTCGAAGGACGCTTTGCGGCTTGTGCCGGTTTTTGTTCGCCGAAAACTTCCGGGAACGTGTTTTTGATGCGTGAATCTATTTGTTGATAGTATTCATCGGAGCGCGGGTCTACACCCGAGTTGACTAGTTTTTGATGCAGCCCTAGCGCAAAGCTGGTAACTTCTTCAAACCCATTAGAACCAAACCACTGGTTTTTTGCCTGCCAGCGCAGGGATTTTTCGTCTGGTTGTACAGATTGAGTCTGTCTAGGTTGAGTTTGTACCGTATTTTCTCGCTCTTGTAAAGCAGGACGGTAATTTTTCAACGATTCAATACGCCATTTGGCATCAGTTAAAGCCTCTTGAGCCGCAATAATGGCATCAGTATCATAGGCTTCTTGAGCTTCTTTATACTGTTTTCTTGCCGCTATTAGGTCAGATTCAGCTTTCTCTTTAGCAGACGTGGCTATGTATTGATGGCCAGCCTGAACGTTGCTTTTAAGAGACTTGTTTTCCTCTAAAAGTTGTCGTGTTAGGCTCTCCAGTTCTTGTTTCTCACGCATAGCAGCTTCAGCTTTGCGCCTCTCATCGTGTCTAGCATGAGTCAATTCTTTGATTCTGCTTTGAACATTCTGTGAGTAACTGGCAATTTCGTCGTCGGTAGGATCGGCAACTTCCTTGTTTAAAGGTTGTTTGCCTTTGTCCCGGTCGGGTGTGTCATCGACAATTTCAATCTCAACCTCATCATCAATCTCAATTTCGACTGGCTGGGTATCATCGATTTCATCGGGAAACTTAAATTCGCTCATGATTTTCCTTTATGCACGGCTTATGCCGCGTGGGTCTTCAACAACAGCATCGACTTGGTCATCATTGATGAGCCTAAATTCTTTGCCGAATATTTTAAATCGCGTACCAGAATAGGTACGGGTTAGCACAAAATCTCCAGGTTTACACCACGCACCTGTGGGGTACTTTGCTGGGTCTTTATATGCGTCGGGACCAACTTTCAACACAAACAATACGGTTGTAGCGTGTTGTTCTTGTGCCGCAAATTGGGATGGGCGTACCAAATCCAGCTCGGTTCCATCGATCTTGTCGGAAATGTCTGGCACTCCGCAAAGAATCTTGTAGCCGGTTGGCTCTGGTAGTACAGTGGCCTTCTCTTCATTGGTTGCATTCTCTTGTGGGGCCTCCACAGGTTGAATGGTTTCTGGCATCGTAACGCCAGGGGGGAGGATGAAATCAGTCATCGTTTTCTTCACTTTCTTTTAGCAGGTCTAGGAGGTGACGCTCTGCAATGGCCAGACCCGAAATAAACCCGCAGAGTTTTTGATATTCTTCGAAAGAGCGGCATGCACCACCAGCCATATCATCGGCATAGTTGTTCATGTCGGTGCGTAATTTTTCGCGCAATACGCGTGCGAAGTCTTGGATCATTGTTTACCTTTGTTGGCCTCTCGCCTTCTCATAGCAAGTTCGGCTTTGTGTTTAGCAATATCGGCACCGGTTTGTATGCCGATCTGTCTGTCAGCCGCGGCAGTCTGATTTCTGTGTTTTGCAACATCAACAATCGTATTGAGTGCGGCCTGCTTCTCTTGTGTATCGATTTGGTTTTTGTGTTTGGCCATATCGATACCGGCTTTGTATGCGCCTAGCTGTTGGTCGCCAGCTATTTTTTGTTGCTCTAAGGCTAGTTTTGCTTGAGCAATTTGCGCTTCCATCTGGGCCTTTTGGGCTTTGATTTGAACTTCTTGTTGTGCAATTTGCAGTTCTTGCTGTTGCATCTGTAGAACTGGGTCTTGCGCCTGTTGCTGGGCTTGCTGTTGAGCAGCCATTGCCTGGTGTTGTTGGGCAACTTGTTGGGCTGCTTGTGCCAGCATCCCAGACAATGCAGTCTCGAGCTGGGGACTCATCTTTTCATCCTCGGGCGGCATTGCCATTCCGAGTTGTTCTTCTACCTGCTGACGATACATATATCCCGCATGCTCGCCCATGTGCGCCTGAAGAGCCGCCATGATTTGATTGGCTTGGGGATTCTGACCAATAATCGCCATGATCATTGGATCTTGCATCATCGACTGATGAACCTGAATATGCGCCTGATGATTTTGGAATAAGAAAGCCTTTAGCGGCTTGCCCTTAAGCGCCGCTTGATTCTCAGATACAGGGTCTGTAGGTTTCTGATCATCTGGTAAAGGTACGAGTTTGTCCGCATTTTTAATTCCTAAAACATCCAACATTGATCGGTGCAGCTGTGGAAGATCATAGATCTGTGGCGCCATTTGGGCCATCTGGATCACTGCTTGATACTGCACTACCCTCTGAGAAAGAGTAGCCGCGTTAGGATCAGAAACCGGAATAATGTCTACTTTATCGTAATCGGCTTTCTTAGACTTTCTTCCGCCATACTCTGGGTCGTAGGTATAGTCTGGGTCTGTGTAGTCTCGAATGATATTCTTAAGAAGTTTCAGCTCCTGCTTTAAGGCAAAGTGTGTGCGGGCTTGCACTGCACTTAACACTTTAAGTTGTCTCTCTAGTAGAGCCAGAGTAGTTCCCACGGGTGTCTGGGCAGACATGTCGGACACACTCATATCGGCAGTAGCAGCAAACCTACGGCCTTCTTCTACGATGTTATTGAGTAGTGTATAAAGAACTTGGCTGGGTTCTTTGTAGGGCAAAGGAAGAATAGAGTCGCGGATATTTCCGGACGCTACGTCTACATCCCTGAACTCTCCCGGAGCAATTGGGGTATCATCGCCCTTAATGCGAAGGCCCCTGGACTTGAGTCCCCCAGGCAGGTTTGATAAAGTTCCTGCATCAATGAGCTGTCGCATGATGCTAGTGGCAGATTTAGCAAACCCGCCAATGAGGTGGAACAATCCGAACCCGTAAGCGCCAAAGCCGGGTATGTATTGATAGTGGACAAAATGCTGTCTCTTGAGGTTGAGTTTATCGCCTTCATTCCAATTTCTCCTTATGGATAAAATATCATGAGTACCCTTAATTAAGGTGACAACATAAGGAACCATAATTCCTGTTTCATCACCCTTCTCATCAACATCTTCGAAACCTTCTAACTCAAGATCAACGTGGCACTCATAAAGAGTGTAGCGTTCATCATTCAAATCACTAAACCCAGTCTCCTTATCCTTGGCCATCTGGATATCTTCTCTGGCTCGGCTAGGGTCTGGCAACTCTATGTCTCTATAGAATCCGGCATTCTGTAGCTTAACAATCTCGTTCTTGGTTTTTCTCATGACGTGCGTCACTCGATAGCAAGTATCCATATCTGTGGTCCCGTAGGGAAGAATGATATCTTCGGCAGGGATGAACATGGAGACTTGACGGCCTAGATTTGGGTCGTAGTAGACCTTCTTAAAAGCTGAACCCGTCGCAGGCAAAGACCAAAGCATGCGTTCGTGTTCTGGCCTGAATTCTTTCATGACCTCGGTCAACTCGTTGTTCATGTCGTCTTGGACATTGATCGATATCTCGCGAGTTTCATTTGTCTCTTTACCAATGATCTTGCTGCGGACTGGTCCTTGGGCGGGGAAAGTCTCGGTGATCATCTCAGACTGAAACCTGACCACAGCCTCCGTAATCATGGGGTGAAAGACCCCTGATGCACCGTCCCAGGGTTCTGTTCTTTCTTCTATATGCAGGCCCAACAGTTTAAGACCTTCTGTATAGGCTTTCTCCCAGTCCTTCCTGGAATTCTTGTCTTGGTCAATACTTTTATCTAAATCTCCAGCCAAGGTGGCCAGGGCAGCCTCACTGATATCATCGGCCAAGTTATCATCAAAACCCTCATCCTCGCCTGTTTCAATATCAATCTCAAGATCGCCTGCTTTAATATGAACTGCCTCTGGATCTACAATTTCTATTTCCATCGGCTCCTGATCTTGGGCCAGGCTCTCGAGTCCAGCTGGGGCTTGGTTAAGTGATTTGTCTATCATGATGTTCCTTAAATTAATTTCCAATTACCTGATGAATAATGTTGCGGCATTGCAACCCCACCGGACTTGTTACCTGAATCTTGTTTCATATAGCTCTTTAATGATTCCAACATTTTGAGTTGGTCTTTGTTGTATTTCATTTCATCGTTGGCTTCTTTTGGCCATTGATTTAATAAATATCCTCGCATTGCAGAGTCTGTTCCGTTTTGCACCGCATCTGCGGCTGGCCTGCCTTCGTCCATTGTTTGTTTAAAGTCACCAGAAACTGTAGCAAGTGTAGCAAGTTGCTTTGCAGTCATTGAATCTATTAAATCTTTTCTAGTTTTATTTGCAATGGGATCGACATGCATTAATTCGCCAACCAAGTCGTGATGGGTAAATTCATTAGGTTTGCCTATCATCACTCCGACTCTATCAATGGGAAATTCTTTTGGCCTTGGAGCGTTTGGAGCGCCGGGCTCGTTTTGAGGCCATGTTTCGGCGTAGTCTTCCCCTGCATTTCCAACCATTACGATAGGATTATGTTTTGCAATAAATGGGTATTCTTCAACAGCTTTACTCATTAAATTGTTTATATAATCATCCATCTCAATCCTTAATAGTATGCGGCACGACGACGATAGGAAGACGGTTCGTCTTTCTCGTCAGAATTTAATGACAAAAACCCGCCCTTTCTGAATCTCAGCAATGCTTGGGTTGTTGAGTCCACAAGGTCATCATGGTCTGAGTTTGGGAATGCGGCCAATTCTTCGATTACTTCATCCGCCCATCTGGTAGGCGGCGCCCAGACCTTTCCGCTTGCAAAAAGATCAGACACTGAATTAATCCTGACCATCTTATCATTTCCCCTGCTGGGCGTAAACTCTTGCACCGGGATACCCATCGCCCTTAATTCATAAATAAGAGGCGCTCCGGATGCCTTTGCCTCTACGATAAATGCATCTGGCTCCCAGTTTCTATATTCTTCCAATGCTACTTGTTTAAGCTCCGGGAATTCCATCCGTCTTTTAAATGCATCTAATAATATGACGTGTGGATCTCGGACGTTCTCGTTAAGATAGAAAACTCCCCATGTTGTGCATGCAGAGTAATCGCTTCGTTCGTTCTTAGTAAAGGCAGTATCCCAAGACTGGATTACATACTCGCATATTGGAACTTTATCCTCTTCCCATATCTTCCACCACTCCCGCTTGACGATAGCCCCTTCCTCCGAGGTTGGGGACTGCATGTACTGGGCATTCCATTTCGCAACGGGGAGTTCAGACTTGAGGGCTTCTAGTTCTTCTAGCTTCCAGAATTCCGGCCATAGGGGGTTTCCGCTTGGCATAATTGCCGGTAGCTGTATGACCTCCCACTTCTCCCCATCCCTGTCGATCATGGACTGGATGATCTTACCGGTCAGGTCTTTCTTCGCCCAGCGGGTCATCACCACCACAATAGCCCCTCCAGGCTGTAGACGCTGGCGAGGACCAGATGTGTACCATTCGTATACTTTATCGAAGACAGTAGGGTCTCCTTGGGCTAAAGCTGCTTCTTGTTCCGAGTGCGGGTCATCGATAATAAGCAGGTCGGCACCTTTACCTGTTACTGTACCGCCAACACCGATCGCAAAGTATTCGCCATTCTTATTCGTACTCCATCTTCCGGCAGCCTTACTATCTGACCTCAGATTCACAAATGGGAATATCTTATGATAAGTTTCGGAGGCAACCAAGTTCCTCACCTTGCGTCCAAATCCAACAGCCAACTCGGCAGTGTTAGAGGTTTGGATGATCTTCTTCCCTGGGTATTTGCCCAAAAACCAGGCCGGCAGCAGATAAGACGCAAACTCAGACTTGGTATGTCTAGGCGGCATATTGATAATAAGACGCTTTAATTTACCACTGGCGATCTCTTCAAACTTTTCCGCCATCAACTCATGATGTCTACCATGTATAAACCCAGGCCACATCTCCCCAACAAACATCATAAAGTCATCGGCGGCTTTTTCTACGTTGAGGCTCTCTTTGTACACCTCAAACATATCCCACATCTCCTGCGCCAACTCTGGAGGCATATTCTGTATAGCAGCTTCCATCGCTTCTATATTCATTCAAGCTCCCTAAACTTTATATACACAGGCCGAACACTTCTGTCTTTATTCGCGAGCTTCTTACAAACACCAATCTTACACAAATTGTTGACTATCCTTACAAGATTAGCCCGCCCCTTATCCCCCGTCCCCCTCATGAGATCCTCATAGGATGGACCATACCCCATCTTCTTCCAATGCTCATCTATCACTAGGAATACATTCCTCTCTTTAGGCGTCATCTCCATCTCCATACATTCTGTCTCACTCAACCTACCAGGCCGGGCCATCGCTCTCAACTCTTTTTTAGTGTGGACATATTTTCTCTTCATAATCAACAACTTACGATAGCCCCCCAACAAGTTGACCCCTTTTTTGAAAAAATATACCCCCCACCCTATTTTGTTTCAGAGAGTGACGGGGGGGGTTCCAGGTCAACAAGTTGGGGAGGGTCTATGGTATTTTCTAGGGATTGAATGAGTGGAATAGTATGCGTAGGATCCCCGCCCGCCTCGCTCGCCGGCGCGGGGGGCGGGGCGTGGGTGGGGTCGCGCCCTTCGGATATCTCTTCCAGTAACGACCTCCCGCCTGAGCGCGCCGGCTTGGCGTCCACGTCCACCACTGCCTTGATGCGCTCCAGTAGTTGCGCTTTGATGTCTCCGCTCTTTTGGTGGATGACTGTTGTCTCTTTGCGCTCCATGAAGGCGCCGACATCGTACAGTTTACCGATGAGTTCTAGCGCCTTCATCCGTTGAGCCGGTGGGAAATCCTCATCAATGGAGTGCTTTACTAGTTGATGAATGAGGAGAGCCTTCAATTCTCTAGGGGTTCGCAGTTTCTCCGCCTCAATCGCCAACTTGTAAGCGTTCACCTCTTGGATCACGCGTGGATCACTGGCGAGCTTATACGGATCACTGGCAAGCGTATAGTCGCTCCGAGCGTTATACGTCTCTCTATATGCTTGTCTCTTGCTCATTGTCCCTTCAGCCAGTTTGCGGGCGTACTCGCGCTGTTTATTCGTGAGGGGTTGTTTTGTCCCCAGGATTGACTCTATCGGCGTGCTCTCCAGTGTTTCCCTTATTTGCGCCCGAGTTAACTTCTTGACTGGCGCGCGCTTTATTGATTCCCCCATATAACCTCCCCTCAACTTGTTGACTGGTGCAAGTATAAGCGAGAACACCGACCCATGCAAACACCCCGAAAATCAAATAGTATCCCTTATAAATCAACAACTTACACGCGTTGGCACGATTTTTGTCCCATATAAGGTATGGGGTACGAAAAAAAGAGCCCCATATTTTCAACAACTAACCAAGGAAAACACACTATGTATTCACAATTCAAAACCCTTGAAAATCTAATCGATTACCACCTTACCAGTGAACAAACCATGTTCCTTTGCGACTTGACCGGCCTAAGTGTTGACGATCGCGACTTTGACTCGCTTCAAGCGTGGTTTGACCAAAACGATCCGTTTTATAAATCGGCTTGGGCAATGCGCTCGGGCGGGTCTTTTGCGGGTCATATCGCCGATGCTTACATGGTCGCCGACTCTCACAACCGCTTGATCTTAATCAACGCCTTCCAAGACCTATTCAAGCGCTTTATGCCCACTAGTGTGACTGAAGAGGCTTGATGAGCCGAAACCGGCGAGAGCCGGTCTCACACAACTACTAAGGAAACCAATGAAAAACGAAATCATCTCAGCCCTTCACACCTTTGCACACAAACGCCCACAACTTGAATGGCGCAATTACGGCGACTCATCCAGTTACCGCGCGGAGGCGCGCTCTATTACAAGAGACTTGCAACACGCACGCGCCCTTCTTCGCAAAGTAGAGGTATCGGGTATCACCGCTCAAGATTTGATCAAGGCGAGCTCTGAGGCGTTTTCAGGTCGGTTAACGATTATGCCCGCCAACTCTTACAACGACGAAATTCGAATCGACTACTGCACTGGGCAATACTTCGCGACCGAGTACCGCAAAGCAGTTTGCGCAGTATTGGCTCGCGCGCTCTGGAATCATTGGAGAGAAGACCGCAAAGACGGCGCCATCATGACATCCGGACAACAACTCCGCGCGATAGCCCGCTCAGAGCTTGGCGCGTCATTGGCGAGAATTTATTTTGGATGAGCATAACTGATGAGGCTTGATGAGCCGAAACCCCTGCGGGGGTCTTATGCAACAACAAGGAAACAAAACCATGCGAGTAATTATGTTGAAAAAAGAGGCGAGCGCGCTCACTGGTGGGCTCACCGAAACCTCTAAGATGCCGTGCAATTCCTACAGTCTACCGACCGAGGCGTGCGCGACCGGTTTCAAAATGGCTCAAATTGAGGGATCGATCTGTTTTTACTGCTACGCTAATTCCGGCTTTTACCTGCTTTATCAAAACACAATAAAACCCGCCCAATTCGCGCGCCTTGATTCAATTAATGATCCCCATTGGGTGGACGCAATGGTCACTCTAATTGGCGTCGACCCTTATTTTAGGTGGCACGACTCCGGCGACCTTCAGGGGCTCGAGCACTTCAAGAAAATTGTTGAGGTAGCACAATTGACGCCAAAAACAAAACACTGGCTACCGACCCGTGAATACTCAATCATTAGGGATTTTATCTCAGCCGGTGGAGTAATCCCCAAAAACCTCATTGTCCGGCTCTCGGGTATGTATCCTGACAAGGCCGTGAAGGTACCCAAGAGCCTCGAAGGCGTGCGAGGCGTGACAACGTCCAACGTCCACACAAAAAAGCCCTTGGGGCTCGCCTGTAAAGCCCCAGAGCAAGCCGGCGAGTGTCGCGACTGTCGCGCTTGTTGGACTTCGAAACCGGTATCGTGTTTGATGCATTAGCATGACTGATGAGGCCTGAGAGGCCGAAACCCGAGCGATCGGGTCTCATGCAACTACAAGGGAAATTATGAAATACGAAATATGGTTAGACAATGGTGTATCAACGATTTTTGAGTATTTATCTGATGATTTATCTGATGTGCTAGACGCGTTTTGTAAAGAAGCAGGTTATATCGACCAAGCACATTATGTATCTCAATTTAATTTAACGGATAGTCCTTTTAACATTAAAAGCATAACCGATGAGTCCTGATTGGACGAAACCCCGAGAGGGGTCTTATGCAACTACAAAGGAAATTATGAAATATTCCGAATTTGACTATATCCAAGCCGGTTATCTATTTGAGAAAAACCGCATTAAGCTCGCACGATTTGAGCGTATGCTCGCGCGCGAATATCAGGAACACAAAAACAAGGCGGTCTTTTTATTCAACCGCGGTCGATTGGAGGCGCGCTCATGTATCTAGTTTTTAACCACAATTTTCGCTTTTTGGGCGAGTTTAAAACCATGCACGAGGCTCAATCCGAGGCCGTGCTTTATATTGGGCAGACCGGCAACCCCGCGCACGTCACAACGCCCAACTTGTTGACAACCGCCGAGCGCGACTCATACGATCAATTTTTGGAGATACACGAATGACAACTATAGCAACAAAATACAACTGGGTATTGGTGGACAAGGACGGCGTGGCAGTCCCCAAGGGCGCGATCATACGAACCCGCAGGGGTGAAGACTACGAACTCACTGGGGGGCAACCCCCACACCATGAGGGCTCAACTGGGCGCGTTTACGTCAAGGAAGTGGGCGCGGCGGAGGACGACTGGGGGCGAGAATTTTTCCCGACAGTTTTTGATCTGAAGTGGGAAACAGTCTAAGCACAACTGACGAGCCCTAATGGGCGAAACCCCGCAAGGGGTCTTGTGCAACATAACAGGAGGCCAAAATGGCACGATTAATTAAGACTGAGAAACAATGGGTTATCCGCGACGAATGGAGCGAGGACGATATCACCGACCAGTGCGAGCAGATCGGCGAGGAGCTCACCCTCGAGGAAACCCGCAAAGTGTTGGAGATCATCGTCAAATCACACGATGCCGAGATTGGCATTAACTGGAATTCAATCAACTCAGCAATTGATGAGGTCTTGATGCTACGCGATCAAGAGGCCGAAAGGGATTAAAAAATGACTTGTTCAAAATGTAACTCACCTACAAGTAACACTTGGGATTGTGAATGCCAGTATGAAAAGGTAGACCCAATGCTACGGGCTAAGATTTTAGCCAAACTAACACCGCAAGAACTCGATCCAGAAATGTACTCTGATTCGGACACATGGGGCTCAACTGAGGTCGATGGGGTTATGTATGACCTTAATTTTTGGTTTGATGACGATAAATTCAATATCACCGCTTACTTTTTAACCGAAGAAGATGGTGTTGTTGTCACGGATAACTGTAGATTTTTTAGGATTTTATCTAAAACTGTCAAGGTAATAGACGAGGAGAATGAATAATGAACAGAGAAGCAATTGACCAAGCATTTTTTGAGATGTATCGCGGATCTATTTCTGAGTGCGATGACGAAACAATTTTGCGCTTTTTGAAGGATAACGAATCAGTAGATAGTTTTGAAGGATATACACATTTGATGGATACCTATATTGCATTCGAGGCCGGTATTAAATACGCAAGGGAAAATCCAATATGACTGCACAAGAACTATACGAGGCCTTAGAAAAAGCCGGCATTGACTTTGAGGTTGTCGAGATATTCGAAGGATGCCGGTGGCTTAGATTTGACGTTGAAGAACAGGAGAATGAAGAATGATAACCATATTTTTTGAGATCGATGGCCACGTCTTTGAGTCGGCCACATTTGCCAACGAGGGACTTTATATTGCGTGCTACGGAGCTCTTGAGCACTATGCTCGCCTCAACAACTTTGACATGACGGAGGTGGTGACATGATGAGGAGTCAATTTGACTAGATGCGAAGAATTGGGAGTCTGTCAATCCATTGGGTGCGCAGACTGCCCGCAACTTGTTGCGGTGGAAGACCTGCAACTTGTTGCGCTTACAGCATTTTTACAAGGCTTTCACCCGCCAACTGAGACCCAACCCGAGCCTCAAAATCGTTAAAATCCTCCCCCTCTTCACCTACCCAGTAGCAAGAGGCTATTTTTTGGGCGGTACTCAGGCCGACAGGGTCGTTGTCCGCAACAACAAGAGGCTCATTTAAGGATTTCGCGATCTCAAGCATATTGGAGGCCGAGAAACAAACGTGTATCTTGTACCTCGCTTTCATTAATTTGAGAGCCCTGCGCACCGATAAACCGGTCGCGTAGCCCTCCACCAGTATGTCTCGCCCCTTATTGTCGATCACGAGGCTTGCGCCCTTGGTGATCTGCCCCGACAGGAACTTTTTGTTGCCGTCTTTATCGATCATCTGGCATCCAACAAGTTGACCCCCCACCCGCATTGTGACCACGAGCAACTCTTTCCACACGAGGCCTCGATCGGTGAAACCCTTTCGAATTAAGTATGGATGGGTTGACAAGACGCCTGACTTGACAATGTAGACCGCCTTCCGGCGCGCCTCTTCCTGACGATCTAACCGCTCTTGATTGACTCGAGCGATCTTTGAATGATCGATCACATAAGGCTTATCGGACTTAAATATGGCGTGTTTTTCCATGGTAGCAAAGTTGATGACCGCCCCACCCTGTCCATCAAAGACATAGGCGCCGTTCAACTTGTTGGGTTTATCCAAAGTCTTGACTCGAATCCACTTATCAAGAGACAGATTGTCGATCACGAGGCCGTGTTCGTAAGCAAATTCCTCGAATCTCATGCTTTTTGTTGGCTTTTAGCCCACGCTATTTGTCTCGATCTGATCCAGTTCACAGTCTTTTGTGTGACCGGTATCGGTGTTGGGTCACCGCGAGGCGGGAATGTACCGAATTTCTCTTTGTATTTGTGTGCTGCCCAACCATCTTTATACCCCCGCATACGAGAATAATACAATAATTCAGAGTAAAACGTCTTGTTGGCCACCGCCGTGGAATTCTGACTGGGAAATAGCTCTTGAAGTTCACCAGGTACGCTTGCAATCCCGCGAATCGGCCTGGTGTGCCCGCAGTGGACGCAATTGAGCTCGCCGGCCACCCACAACCCACCGCAGGCCGGACACTTCGAGTCTTTCTTCTCTTTTTCAGTCGGCTCTTTCTTTGCCTTCTCTCCATCTCCATTCTCGAGCTCCGTCACGCCCTCAGTGAAGAGTTTGTCCCAATCGTTTCTGAATCGAAGATAATTACCAGAGTGATCCAACCACACGCCAAAGGTTTTGTTGGGTGCCGGACGCATGATCCTGCCCATTTGTTGGACGTGAGAGCTGAATGACTTGGAGAAAGGCCTCGCCGAGACCCCTATAAGCACGTCAGGGACGTCAAAACCGCGGGTGAGTATGTCTGTAGCTATGAGGCCATGAATGCTTGTATCGGGCTTGCCAAAGTCCTCAATGATTTCCCGCTTGTAATCGTCGTCTTCGAGGTAAGAGATCGACTTAAAGTTATACCCTTGTTTGGCAAATTGTTGCTCGAGGTCTCTGCCGTGGGCGACCCCCGCGCAGAACACGACAGTCTTTTTCGGTCCGCCAAAAATCTCATTGGTTTTCTTAATCCACTCTGTGACGATATCCCCTGTGATCTTCATGCCCCGCTCGGTCACTTGATCCTGCGACCACTCGCCGGCAACCTTGGTCACGCCAGTCATGTCAATCTCTTTTGAGATAAAGATTTTCATTGGCATCAGCCAACCATTGTCGATCAAACTCTCCGTGGAGCTCGCGCCAACAACATGGGAGTACACGTCGCCGAGCCCCGCGGTGAATGGCGTGGCGGTCAACCCTATCACCCTGAGTTCTGGGTTTTCCTCGATGAATTTGACAACACTTCTACGTTGAACATGGCAATTGTGAACTAACTTTCCGTCAGCGAAATAAGAAGGATGTCCACTGATTTGAAGGTTGTATACAGATACAGCGCTCGCTCGTTCGATATGCGATATATTGACCAACCGAGGGAAATAAGAAACTCCGTCTTCTTGTGATCCTGTTCCTTGCGCGCAAGTGTCGTGTGAGACTGGCCATCTATTTCTATTCCCATCATCAGAAAAGGATTTGCTAAGTCCAGCTTGTAGCAACTTGGATAGCCTGATTGCCGCCCCATTTTTGTGGTCACCGCATACTCCGACTCCCAGTTCTCCCCCAAGGCATGAAGTAGTGCCAATTGTGGCAAAGGCAGCAACTGCCCGTTCCCTCCACGTTTGATAGGTTTGTGCCGAATCTCGCGTAATTTTGCTTTCATTTTGAGGCGAGACTGATGATTGCTCATGGGGTTCTTTAATTTCTTGGAGCAAGATATTGAGCAACTGGTTTGCGTATTCCAATTCTGCTCCGGCATTGCTGAAACTATTTTCCCCATTTCGTTTAAATGAATCCAAGGTTTGAAGACCTTCCCACAACAAGCGCACGCCTTGGATGCCAAATGTATACGCTCCGATCTCCAATTCCCCCGCGGTTTTCCAGCCAAGCTCCGTAAAGAAGGGGTGATTTCCTGTGCATTCAGTGATTGTTCCATCGTCAAACTCCAGTCTGTATGTTTGTATGGCAGGTTTTATTGAGACAGCCTCAACGATACCAATACCACATTGATTATATACAGCATCTCCACAACGCACAAGGTTAATGTTTTTAAGACCAAGTGGAGTCGCTATTTTGGTATCCGCAGTAAAACACTCATCGATGATGAGGTAATCAAGATCAGGAAAGGTGTCGCGTTTCTCGAGGGTTTGGGCGGAGCATATTTGGATGCGCTCTGTTGGGCGGTAGCGCCAATGATCGGACTGCATGACGCCATGTTGAATCTGATACCGCGCAAGGCGTGTACTGGTTTGATTCACCAACACAATGCGATCCATCACCATCGCAACACGTTTGTATTGCTTGGCAATGTTCTGCATAAGTTGGATGGCGACCTCAGTCTTACCAAATCCTGTTGGAGCATAAAGCAGTTGAGCTCTATGTCCATCAAGAAAGCCCTGATTGATTTTTTCTACCACCTCAATCTGGTGGGGTCTTAGTTCTAGCATTTAAAAACTCCGATGGGATAGTGCCCAACTTCACTTTGATTTTTCTGCGCGACGCTTCCAATATTTAATCTGATTGATAGCGTCAGCAGCCTTCTGTTGAAAGTCATTTCTGCTGATAGTCATGGCTTCCAATAAAGATTGTAAACGAGAATTCTCAGCACGCAATGATTCTATGGTTTCTTGTATGGTTATTTTTTCTTCATCATCAACCTCAAGAACGCCAATTGCCATTTGATCTCTGAGTTTTGTATTCTCTGTGAGTAATGCTTGGTTCTCCGTGCGTAGCTCATGCACTTCATCCTGAACATACTCTTCAACCTCAACTACCGGAGCGGTCTTGGGCTTCTTCTTAACTTCTTTTAGTAGCTCCAGCTCTTTGCGAATGCGACCGATTGTCATGTCTGATACATCGCATATCTTTGCGAGTTCAATGTTTGATTTATCACACAACTCAATATCATTGAGAGCGCGCATCACGCTTCTGCGCTTGTCTTCGTTTGATCTTGGTAGGCCGTGTTTACCATTTGCTTTCAAAGAATACAGCCACGCATCCCGCTTTGTGCCGTTGGAAATATCGGCCTCAATCGTGTTGATCTTTGCACGCTTATGCGCAAAATATCTGTGAAATCCATCGGCCAACCACCAGTCTTTTCCGTCGTAAATTATCTTGATGGCCGTGAACGCCTCGCCATCCAATAGTTTCTCGGTGTACTCCTGTACTGTTGCTTCTTTGAGTGATTCCCTTGATTGTGTGTCGCCGTCAATTCTGATTTTTTCTAAATTAATTTTCATATTCTCTTTCGTCCCATTCTGGATCATCAAAACAAATCACCGGTGTATCAATACCGATGTATGCACCTATCACATTAAACTCAAGAAATTCATGAGCATCTTCTTCGTCCATGTCATCTCGCGTCATTAAAAGATCAATCATCTTATCGCCACTGTAGACTAATACCTCAACAGTCATTTGGTCTCGCCAGATGCAGGCGGTGCCAATGACGCAATCGTCAAACCCGTACCACTTTTTCATGTATTGCGCTCCATTAAAATTTTCTCTGCCCATCTTGCGCCATGAATGAAATCAAAGTTGTGTGTCCTCTCATCTTTCATATCTTCAGCGGTCAGTCCTACCCATTTTGTATGGTCACGCCACCGTGCCTCTTTAACACGACCAGTCTCTTTGCACTTGGCTGCAATGCGTTCAAACTCTTCATCTTCTTCAGTCATGATTCTTATCCTTCAGTTTTTCAATGGCCGCATGAAACCCTTTGTCCCAAGCCTTTGCCCAACAGATACTCCATAGATCATAATACGCACCATTCAAAGGAAAGCTAAATTCCTTGTCATCCAGAAACATTTTTTTAACGTCCTTGCGTTTGATGAAAGCCTCCCATGCTTGGTCTCTTTCTTTATTGCACAAAGGTACGTCATCGAGTAGTCCTTTATTCATTGGTTGCCCTCCGTTGTAATGTCTTCTGTTCTATGTCGAGTGCAAGCCTTACCGCAATTCTCATCCCAGTTCTTCTGCGTTGTTACCTTGTCACCGCATTTTGTAATGTAGTGATACTCCCTATCCCAAAACCTATACACCTTACAGTTATCAAATGTTTGTATAACTTGCATGGCGTGGTCTTTTGCAATCGCCTCATCGCTTGGGACAAAACAAAAATTAATTAAAAAAAGAAGTCCCGAAACAGAAAACCCAATCAACAAAACAAAAGCTACTCCCCTTTTTTCATAGCTATCCATTGTTTTTCTCCTTTAGTTGATTTAACGCCCAATCAAGCCATTCTTTTGCGTCCATTTCGTAATAGCCAACAGGCCCGACAGATGCCAACTCTTCACCAAGCCTGATTGCGGCTTTATGCCACTGCTCATTTTGGTAATTATCAGCCCACGCATTTAGTTCATCAATGGTGTACCAAGGGCGTGTATTTTCATCCATTGTTCTTATCCTTCAGCTTGGCTTCAATG